AAGTTACTGGTACACGGTAAGACAACTGATAATCATTATCTACCTGAATCATATATACAATCATTAAGAGATAACTATGATGATAAATTATTAGAAGCATATTTATTTGGAAATTTTGTAAATTTAACTCAAGGAGCAACATATTATGGATTTGATAGAGAGCTACACACAGGAAACTACAAATACAATCCCTCTTTACCACTGCGAATCGGAATGGACTACAATAATGATCCCTTGTCCTCAGTTATCTCTCAAATCCAACATAACGGTGATATATATGTCATCAAAGAAGTAACACTATCACACGGTGGTGATGGTGATTTACCAACACAAAGAATGTGTGATACTATTAGGGAAATGTTCCCTAACAATATATACTATGCTTATCCTGATGCAACGGGCCAAGCAAAACATAGTTCGGCAAGGTACTCGGATATTTCTATAGTTAGACAAAACAAGTTTATAGTTAAAGTAGCACATATTAATCCAAGAGTGATTAATAGAGTTAATGCAGTAAACAATCAACTATCTAAGAATAAGATTAAGATAGATAAGGGTTGTAAGTTATTCATAAAAGATTTAGAACAGGTTACTAATAAAGAAGGAACAAGGGAAATAGATAAGAGTAACAAATACTTATCTCACTTATCTGATGCCTTTGGTTACTTTATTAATTGGGAAAGGCCTGTGGTTAAGCAGAGTATTGGAACAACAGATAGATAACAGGAGCAAAATATGATCCCACAAACAGGTGAACTTGCTGTATTAATGTCTAAATGGGATATTAGTCAGCAAAGAAAAAACAAATGGAAACAAGAAAGATATGAATCATTAGATTACTATAATGGTAAGACATTAGATTACACATCTAAATACTTTAGTGCATCTACATTAAACAAGATAGTAACAGGGAATATAAACATTACTAAAAGAGTTATTGATAGAATAAGTTTAGTATATATGACACCTCCTGTTAGAACATATACTAGAGAAGATGTTGATGCTTACTTTATTGAGAAAGATTTAAAGCTACAAAGATTAGAACGAATGACTAACTTACTTGATGCAGTATTAGTTAAACCTTGTTGGAGGACTAAAGAAGATGGTACTGGTTGTATTGAGTATGATATTATAACTGACTTTGAACCTATCTTTGGTGAAGATCCATTAAAGCCTGAAGCAATAGTATATCCAATAGCTAAGAAAGATACTGTACTTGATTCTACTCCTGAACTATGGGCATATTGGGATAGTGAAAATACATTTACATTTGATGCTAATGGTAAGATGTTTACAGAAGATGATAATCCTGATATGCTTAATCCTTATGGTGTATTACCATTTATAGAATGTTTTAGAGAAGGTAAGCCTGAGTTTAGTTACTTAGATACCAATGCTAGTAATGATTTAATAGCTACTAATCTAGGTATCAATGTAGCTGAAACAAATAAGAATGCTAATGTAATGTTCCAATCATTTGGTTATCTATTTGTTAATGGTAGTGGTATAGATAAAGATAGCATCAATATAGGACAGGACAAAATAAATCATCTTGGTGTTGACGGAACTATATCAATAGTATCACCTCCAAATGCAATACCAGCACTAGATGAATCAATACAATCCTCATATAAAATGTTAGCACAAAACTACCATCTGCCCATATCCTTTGTTGAAGGGAGTTCAGCAGCTTCAGGTGTCGCACTCAAACTCAGAAACCTAGAATTAACAGACGAGAGAAAATCAGATGTTACTAGATGGAGGGATATTGAATATAAACTATTTGATATGGAAAGATTAATAATAGCAGTAGAACAAGGACAAGATGCAGGTGATTTAGAAGATGTTGATTTCTCAGAATCAGTTGAAGTTCTTAATGATCAAGAACAAAGAGATAAGTGGGATTGGGAATTAGCTAAAGGTATTATTGACTTAGCTGATATACTAATGCAAAGAAATCCTGACTTGAATAGAGAAGAAGCAGAAGAAATACTAGCAGAAAAGAAAGCACCTGTAACAGAAGAAACAGAAGCAGAAGCACCTACTAATCCACTATTAGAAGCACTTGCTAAACCTGTTGAGTAATGGCTAATCAATCAAATATAGATGATAATGCTATTAAGATAGCAGAACTTGTAGATAAAGCAAGAGCAGAACTAATACAGGATCTGTATAAGATTGGTAATGAAATTGATAATGCAGAAGTGTTTGTACAAGCAATGTTACAGATAGATGTTAAGGGAACATTAAAGAGTAAACTACAAAATGCTACTAACATATATCTTGATGCACATAGACAAGTATTAGAATCAACAATAGGTTTTGCACAAGTAGAAGGAACTGTTGTTACTGGATTAGCACAACTTAATCAAGAGATATTTGATGATACACTTATTAATACTATAGCATCACATATAAGAAATGAAGTTGTTAAAGGAATACAATCAGGATTAACAACAACACAAATCATACAATCAGTAACACAATCATCTATATCTAATGCACAGATAGAAACATTAGTAACTACAACACTTAATGATTATTCAAGAACTGTAACAAATCAAATGATGGATATAGCACCTGCTAATTCTAAGTATGTTTATATAGGCCCTATAGATGAAAAGACAAGGCCTAAATGTATAACATATGCTTCAGCAGGTAGATTAACTAAAAAAGAAATAGAATCAAGAGGGTGGAGTGAAACATTAATAAGAGGTGGTGGGTTTAATTGCAGACATAAATGGGAAATAGCAACACCTACAGGCACATCATTCCATAAAGAAAAAGAAGCTAAGGAAAGATTATAATGTTTACTAAAGAGTTTTTTAGAGGATTAAGTATAGAGGTAATGAAGAACTATAGAAAACATATATTTGAAGATGGCAAAGATGTCAATGATAAAAAGTTTAAAGAATATAAAGAACCATATAAATCAAGAAAAAAAGCAGGTAAATTTAAAAGACAAGAATCCACTAAAACATTACCAGTATTAACAGGTGATTTGTATAGAGATTTAGCACCAAGTAGATGGACTGATACAGGATTTTTTATTGGTTGGAATGTTTGGGGTGGTAAGGTTATATCACTTAATAAACAAGGTAGAGAAATAACTACTAAAGAAAAACCATTACCTGATAGTGTTGTAAAGTTTATGGATAAAAAAGCAGAAAGTTATATACATAAAACACATATTAAACCAAATTGTAAAACAACTAAACACAAGATTGGTAGATAAATAATACTTTTTTAATACTTAAAATAAATTATATTATAAAGAAGATTTTTCAATAAATATCCACTAAAGGAGTAAAAATGTCAGAAGAAAATAAAGTAGAAACTCAAACACAAGGTGAGCAAAACACCGTAACAAATGACAGCACACAAGCTGAAACTAAAAATGTACCATATGATAGATTCACAGAAGTCAATCAAGCAAAGAATGATGCCTTAGTTAGAGAAGGTAAACTCCAAGCACAGATAGATAAGATGAATGCAGATAGCAAATCAAAGCAAGAAGCTAAGATGGTTGAAGATGGAAAGCTAAAAGAAGCACTTGATATTGTTACTAAAGAAAGAGATTCTTATAAAACTCAATCAGATCAATGGACAACTTACCAATCTGATAAGAGAGAAACTCTTATGTCTAAACTAACTAATGATGATGATAAATCTATTGCAGAAGGTTTGAGTGATTTAAATAAACTAGAAACTTATGTTAACAAAGTTGTTAATGTTAATGCACCTTCTACATCAACTGCTAGAGCCACTACTGGTAAAGCAGGAGATTTTGGTGGTTATTCTTCATTTGAAGAATGGGCAGTTAAAGATCCTACTGGTTATAAGCAAAGCAATCAAACAAATTCAGCTAAAGGTATTAAAATAGGCTATGGCGATTAAGAAAGATCATAGCAAAATATTAGGAGTTGATTTTGATCCAAATAAGGATATGGTTGTAGATGTTAAACCTGATGGTGATGCTTCAGTTAAGTATAAAGGACAGGATATGGATTATAATACTTATGTAGATGAACTTGAAGAAAGAGCAGATAGAAATGCTAGAGGTAAATCTATTACTTCTAAATCTATTGGAACTTTCTCAGGTTTTGGTGAGGGTACATTAAACAAAACAATCAAAGACAAATTAAAACACTCAAAATGAAGGCTATATGCAGTTGAAAGAGTGTTAAATTAGAGGGCTTATAAAATGGCTTTAACAAATACTTCCACAGCAGCAGGTGGATTAGGAAGAACCATAGGAGATGCAGTTATTGCATTTAATCACGTAAATGTAATGTATCCATTGGTTACTGTAAAACAAGCTGCTAGAGGTTCAAATCACGTTCAATTTTCAGATTGGACAAAACTTACATCAAGTAATGTAACAGAAGCGACACAAGCTACAACTACAACAGCAGTTGCTATTACAACAGCAGCAAGAACTGCAACAGTATCAGAACACGTTATTGCTTCAACAGTATCAGATTTGGTTCTTATGGGATCAGGTGATGATATTACTGGACAAGCAGGAACTGCTCTAGGTAATGCAGTAGCAGCTAAACTTGATGCAGATTTAACAGCATTAGGTACTGGATTTTCGCAAACTGAATGTGGTGCAGGAACAGCACTTGCATTATCTCATATATTTGGTTCAATGCGACAATTAAAAGCAGCTTCTGCTCCAATGCCTTATAATTTAGTTCTTTCACCTAAACAAGTGTGGGGTTCTAAAGGTATAATTTCATTATTACACAATGCAGCTTCTGCTACATCTGATCAATCAAAACCTGTAGCAGTAATGGGTTCTAAAGGTGATGAAGCAATGTCCACAGGATTTGTAGGCACAATAGCAGGATTCAATGTATATTGGAGTGATCAAATAGAAGAAAATGTAGGTTCAGGTGGTGATGCAGCAGGATTTGCTTTCTCATCAGGTGGAGTTGGACTTGGTGTTGGTGCTGAAGGACTATTTAGAGTAGCATCAGAAAGAGATGAAATGCTTAGAGCAGTAAACTATGTAGCCACAGGTTTTTGGGGTGAAATAGAGATTAAAGATGCTTATGGTGTTTATATCTTATCTGACGTATCTTAATAGCTGATTAATAATCATAAAGTGGGGTGGTATGTCGGATTACTGCCCTACTTTTAAAATAAGGAATAATATGTGTATGCAAAAATATTTTAAAAAATTAAATGGTGTAATTATAGAAGTTACACCAAACCACGATATAGATAGTTTAAGAACAAGATTTGAAGAATGTGATGTAAATGGTAATGCAATTAAAAAAGAAAAACCAAAAGCAAAACCAAAAGCAAAAAAGAAAGAAGGTAAATAATGCCAATAGTAGCAAAAAGTTTTTTACATAATGATGATAATATAGTAGGAGCTTCAGGTGATGCTGATGGTAACTTAGCAGAAGATGTACAAGATTGGATAACTTCGCAAGATGCTGAATTAGTGGCTACTACAAATTTGAATGTTACTTGCACACAATTTGGAAGCAAGATATTTACATTGGTAGTATTAGATAGTGATTAATAATTAATGTCTTTAATAGATGACATTAAGAAGCACGAAGGCTTTAGTCCTGTTGTATATAAGTGTACAGCAGGATATGACACTATTGGTTATGGAAAGAGGATTAAATATCTTAAAGTAACTGAAGAACAAGCTATTGAATGGTTAGAAGAAGATTTAGGCCATCTACATTATGTGTTAGCAGATAAGTATGATTGGTTCTTACCAGCACCTGAAGAAGTTAAAGATATAGTTATGAATATGAATTATCAATTAGGTGTATCAGCTTTCAGTAAGTTCAAAAAGACAATACAATATATAAAAGTGAAAGATTACAAAGCTGCATCTATTGAAATGCTTGATAGTAAGTGGGCAAGAGATGACACACCTAATAGAGCAAAAGAACTAAGTGATAGAATGAATAAAATATAGGATACTATGCCAAATGAAATAGTTTGCCCTAAGTGTTACAATCACGGTATGGCTAAGTCAGGTTTTACTGATGGCAAACAAAGATATTTATGTAAAGTATGTAACTTCAGAACTGTTAATGGCATAGAGGATTTAAGTTTATTAAAAGAGAATGTAAGATTAGCTAAACAAAAGCAATCAGCACAGGATCTTAACAGGATAGAAAGAAAATCTTTCAGGGAACACGCAAGAGTAGAAAATGCTGTTGAAGAATACACCAAAAGATTATCTGAGATTTTTGACAATTACAAATTATCTAGTTATGTTAAGAAACATAAAGAAAATAGTAAGTCAGTTGGTGTTATACAATTTTCAGATGTTCATTTCAACGAATTGGTTAATTTGGAACACAATAAATATGATTTTAGTATTGCATCTGCAAGGTGTAAACTATTTGTTGATAAATCTACTCAATATTTTAAAGCAATGGGTGTTACTAATGTACTAATGGTACAATCAGGTGATTTACTCAATAGTGATAGAAGATTAGATGAATTACTACAAATGGCTACTAATCGAGCAAAAGCTACATTCCTAGCAGTTGATATACTACAACAAGTAATCTTGCATTTAAACACCAATTTTAATGTATCTGTGGCTATGGTAACAGGTAATGAAAGTAGAGTTAAGAAAGATTGGGGTTGGAGTACAATGATTGCAAGTGATAACTATGATTATACTATATTTCAAACACTAAGGTATTTATTTAGAGATTCTGATATAAAGTTTATTGATGGTGATCCAACTGAAGTAGTAGTTGAAGTAGCAGGGCAAAACTTATTAGTGTTACACGGTAATGGTGCTATTAAGAAAACTGCAATAGAATCTTCTATAACTCAAATGGTTGGTAGGTATAAAGCAAGAGGTATTAGTATTGATTACACAATATTTGGACACATACACTCAGCAAGAGTTGGTGATATTTATTCAAGAAGTTCATCAATGGTAGGAGCTAATGATTATAGTGAAAAAGCATTGAATCTAAGTGGTAGAGCATCTCAAAACTGCTATATATTCTATGACAATGGTAATAGAGATGGAATTAAAGTTGATTTACAGAACTATGGCAAGGGATATGATATAGAGAAGTCATTAGAATCTTATAATGCAAAGAGTAGTTCAAAGATTAATCAGGGAACAACAATATTTAAGGTAGTGGTATAATGGATTGGTTACAATTATTAGAGCAGTATGGAGTACCATTAGTAGTAGCAGTAGCATTTTGGTTGTTTATACAAAAGCAAAACAAGTATATACAAGATAATTTAACTAAAGATATGCACCAAAAGTTTGATAGACAAGAGGGTATTTTAATAAAATTAATTGATCAGCAAAAGAAAATGCAGATAGAACAAAAAGGTTTAGAAAGAAGTTACAGAACATTAGTTGAAATAATTGCCAAACTTTCAGGTAATGGTTTAAAGCACAAGTTTATGAATATGTTAAACAATGATAATAAATAAGGAACGAACAAATGGCAAATGAAATAGCGAATCAATTTACAGGACTACCAATAGAGAATCTAATAGCAGCACCATTAATGGCTGCTTGTGAAGGACAAAAAGCATTAGCACAATCTACTGCTCAGTTCATTTCTGAAGTTGGTATGGATAAAGACGGTAATACTAAATCAGTTGCATTTAAATATGAAGATGGTTCTGAAAGTGTTGCTTTAGATGTTCCTTTATTATCTATAATCAATATACCTAGTTTGTGTGTAGATGAAATAGGTATTACATTTGATATGGAAGTATCTACACAATCAGCAAGTAAATCTTCAACAGATACAAGTGCTACTGCAAGTGCATCAGTAGGTTGGGGTTGTTGGAGTGCAAAATTTGAAGGTAAAGTATCTCATCATTCAGAAAATAGTAGAAGTTCAGATACATCAGCTAAATACACAGTATCAGTTAAGGGCAAACAAGAGAAACCTGAAGGATTAATGAAAGTATTAGATATGCTTAATAACTCAATAGGTAAACAAAAAGGTTCAGCACCAGCAGATGGCTCAGGAAGTTAAACAAGGACATTTCTTAGACCATTTAACTAAGGGTTTATATGATGCTGTTGTACAAGCACAAGCATTAGCTGAAAATCAGCATATAGAATCTTTAAGTAAGTATGTTAATGATGATGGTACTCCTAAATGTATGAAGATGGTTATTGAAGGTAAGGAAGTTAATATACCTTTAGCAACATTAGCACCACAAAGTTCAATAAGAATCAAAGAACTTAAAATGTCTTTAAAAGTAAGATTGAATAAGTTTGGTAAAAGAAAATCAATATGTGGTGGTGGTATATTTAAAAAAGAAGATGCAGGAGCAGTTGATGCAGATTTAGGTGCTTCTATATTACCAACTAGAAATAACTATGCAAATTTAGAGATTACATTTGAAGGTTCAGATCCTCCTGAAGGATTAGTAAGATTAAACAATAACTTAATTAAGCAAATTCCATAATGGATAAAAGAGAAGCAGACATACATCACCAATATAATAGAGAAAAGTTTAATGTGATAATAGAACATCTTGAAAAGATTAATGGAAGATTGCAAAAAGCAGAAAAAGATATAGCTACACACAAATCAGTTGGAATTACATTAACAACTGTAATAGGATTTGTATTAACTTATCTTGGTATAAAAGAATGACTACAAAAGATGCTATAAGAGATATAAAATTATCTATTCACGAATTAGAAGCAAGATTGAATAAATTGGAAAAGGATTCACACCCTCCAGTATTCAATGAAGAAACTTATGAACTAATAGATGCAAGATTACAAGTTGTTGAAGCATTTTTTAATGGAATTAAACTTATAACTACAAATAAAGAGGAGTTAGAATAATATGGATTTTTTTACAAACAATATAACATTATTAGCAGGTGGAACATCAGCAGGTTTAGTATTATGGTTACTTAAAAAGATACCTAATGAAGATTTATATTCTTGGGTTAAAGCAGGTGCATATTGGGCAGGTACAGCAATGACACTTGGTTTAAGTAAATTTAAATGGACAAAGTCATTATGGAATAGTACGGTTGAACCATACTTTATTGATCTTATTGACAATACAGTAGGTGCAGCAGTACAAGGGTTTATTGATGGACTTAAATCAGATAAATAATCAATGCGATTTTCTGATATATTAAGAAATCTTAGGAGTGTTTTTGAAAGGAAACGAAAGAATCCAATTCAACTAGAAAGAGATAGTAATTTAGAACCTAATTTAAAATTTTTAAAAGTTGATACCAAAAGCACTCCTATACAAATATCAGAAGATTCAGTTAATATTAATGGTAGTTTAACTGTTAATAATGTAGATGTTTCAACAGAACCTGATGATGATACTGGAGTTATAACTGCATTAAATAATGCTACAGCAAATGAAATTGTTACAGTTGGTGCAACAACAACAGAACTTGATGCAGAAGCAAATCTTACATTTGATGGTGATGATCTAGCACTTGCAGCAACAGGAAAAGTATACTTTGATGGAGGAGGAAATACTTATATAACAGAAACAGCATCAGATATTTTAGATTTTTATGTAGGTGCTACTCATTTAATAAGATTATTTGAAGGTGTAGCTAACTATATAGAACTAAATAATGCAGATGTAACAATAGATGCTACAGAAAAACTTTTCTTTGATGGAAGTGCTGTAGGGAATACTTATATCACAGAATCAGCATCAGATATATTCAGAGTTGTAGTTGGTGGGGATATAATGATGCAATTATCAGAAAAAGGCGATGATGGAAATGAGGTTAATTTTGGTTCAAGTTGTGTAGGATTTACTCAATTAGAACCAACTTATGATGCAACAAATACTGTTGTAGATTTTAGACATTCCAATAAGCAAAATTTAACATTTGGTGCAGGTAATATAACTAATTTATCATTTTATTTTCCTTTAGTATCAGGCAATTTTCAATTACTTATAAAACAAGATGGAACAGGCAGTAGAACTGTTACTAATTATAAGGTCTATGAATTTGATGAAACAGTAGCAGATGGGGAAATTGCAGTAAAGTTTGCAGGTGGTAGTAACCCAACATTAACAACAGATGCTAATCACGTTGATATAATAAGTTTTTATTGGGATGCTGATAATGAAATAGCTTATGGTGTAGCAACATTGGATTTTCAATTCTAATGGCTACTGTTAATTTATATCCAAATGGAACAGATGCAAATAATTTTGCATTATCTACAGGTTCTAATGTTGCACTTTTATTGGAAAGTGACCATACAGGCCCTGTATCAGGAGATGGTAATTATTTAAGTGCTATTGCTTCAGGAAAATCTTGTTTGCTCAATTTAGATGATTTTACTGAAGACCATAGTTCTATAGATGGTGTTCAAATTGTTCTAAGAGCAGGAAATGATGGTAGAGGTGAAACTTATGATATAGAAACAAAATTAATGCCTGGAGGAATAGGTTCTGCTTATTATACTGAATCTACAGGAACAGAAGATGCTTATAGATTTTACAGGACACATACATTTACAAATAGAACAACAACAGATGGGTCTACTGCTTGGAATAATACATTAATAGATGCTTTAAGAATTAGAGTTGAATTGGATGCACATAGTGGAGGAACATTTAAGTTTACACAGGCTTATGTTATTGTAACATATACACCATTAGCAACAGATAATGCTATATTCTTTGGAACGAACTTTTGAGATTTGTAAATGAGAATAAAATAAGTGTTTAAAAAAAGAAATATTATGTTATATTATAATACAAATAATAGGACAAATTTATGAGTTTAACAGGAAAAACACCAGCAGATACATACAAAGATTTATTATATGTTGATAATAATAATAGTGGTGCAGATTCAACAGTAAGAAGTGTGAAGACAGGTAATGGTTCAGCAACAGGACTAGAATTATCTACAAGGCATTTAAGATTTTCACCTGATGCTGATACTACATCTACTTTAACTGTAAGAGATGCAGATGATAATGTTAAATTACAAGTTGATACTACTAATGATCAAGTTAAGGCATTAGGACATCATATTAACACACAATATGCTACATTTGGAATATCACATACACTTTCAAATGGATTTGTTATAAACACACATCACCCAATACCATTTTCAAATATGGCTACAGATGATTCAGAAGATACAGTAGGATTTGGAACAAGTACAGATCCAGCTACTTCATTTACAACAGCAGATGATCCAGCTACAGATGCTAGTAATTTAGTACCAATGTTTTGGTATGTACCTGATAATATATCAATAGATTCTGTTATTGGAATAGAAGGTGGTGATAATGCTACTGGTGATACAACTCGTATGCACTTGATGAGTTATGATTTTACATCAGGAAGTACATCTTGTTTAACTAATGGAACATTATTAGCACACAATTCAGATGTAACTAATGCAGGTAGTGAACAAGCATATTCATCAACATTTACTATTGATAGTGCAAGTGTAACTTCAGGTAAGGTGATATTGGCATTTTTTAGAAGTGATAGTATTAATTCAGATTATTCAGTAAATATAACAGTAAAGTACCATTTAACATAGGAAGGATAAAGATTTATGGCATATGGAAAGAAAAAAGGTTTTGGTAGTTCAGTTTTTAACTGGCACGGTGATAATCAATGGTGGGGTGGAACAAAACCAAGAAATGAACCAAAACAAGAATTAGTAATGGGTAGTGGTAATGGTGGTGGTAGTAATCAAACAAGAGGTTCAGGCCCTAAATCTGCTATGGTGTCATTAGGTATATCAACACCTGAAGGTGATTATATGTGTCAATCAGGAAAAGTTTATAATGATAAAGTAAGTATTATAACTGCACTTGATGATTCAGATGGATTTATTACATTATCAGAATTTAGTAAAACATTAGGTGCTACAACAGTTCATACTGCTAAAGCTATAGTTATTAAAAATATTAGTAATGTAGCACAAGAAATAGCAATTACTGTTAATGATTGGAGGAATGATGGTGGTGCTGATGGTGTAAGTGATACTACAACAGATGTAGCTAATTCAGTTGATGTTAGTCCTGAAGGTGGTGGTGGTGCAACAGTTTATAGAACTTGGAGTATGATATTAGCTGGTGGTGATTATATTTATTTACCAACAAGTAAAATACTAGGCTATTCACCATACACAGGAGGAACAGCAGAATCAGCAGGTAATTCAGTAGCAGGTACAATAGCAATAGAACCTAAAGATATTAATAGTGGTAATGAATATGTAGATATGCACTTATTTGCAGGACTTACATATAATAGTGGTGCAGATATACAGGTAACAGAAGATGTAGCTATAGATGAACTAGATATTAATGTTGATGATGCTCATTGGTTTGAAGCAGGTGATTTAATTATGATTGGATCTGAAGTAATGGAAGTGGAATCAATATCTAGCAATACATTAACTGTAAAAAGAGGGTTGTTAGGTTCAACAGCAGCAGCACATTCAGACGATGACGATTTAAGAATGTTTTTTGGTAATGAACATTTAGCTTTTGATAATGGTAAATGTCAAACAGATCAAAATGGTAAGTTCTCACAAAGAGGTGCTTTTTTTGGATATGGTAGAACTGAAGATAAGGCAGCATCAGGTATAGTAGCAGGTTCAGTAGCAATAGGGGCTTTCTATACACAAGGTGGATTCTTAGATTGGGGATTGACTAATATCAAAGCATCTGATAAAACTGGATTAACAGCTTCAACTACATATACATTTACTATAGTTGTTGATGACTTTCAAGCAAATGGTTTTGGTGCTACAGATGCAGAACAAGCAATAGCATTTACAACAGATGTTTCAGATACAACATTTGCAGGTTCTAGTAATGCAGTAATACCTAAAATACAAGCAATATTTGATGAAAAGTTTTATGATGCTTCATCAGGTTTATTTAATAAAAAAGTTAGAATTTCATTACATAATGGGGATATAAGAGTTCAATCATTATCTAATCATAGTGGAACAATAGTTGGAATAGGTAATACAACAGGAACTACACCATTTGGTGTTGGTAGATTTCCTTCAAAAGATGGTTCATCAATACCAATTTTAAAAGGAACACCAACAGGTTCATCATTATCAGATGCAGCAATTTGTATTGTATATGGGCCTAAATCAACTATGCCACCTGAAGAAATAGAAGATCCAGTAACAGGTAAAGTAGTTCAAAATTTAAGTGCATTTATATTAGATGATGGAAATGGAAATTTATTACATAATGGTATTGTTGTAGGTTCAATTTCATATGTTAAGGGCCATTGTAATTTTACTCATTTACCAAATGCTGAGTTCAAGATATATGCTAAATCATTATCTGCATTATCAGGAGGTACTTCATATGTATTAAATGCTTACAATAGTATTTATAGTATTTCAGGAAGAAGTTTAAATGCAAAAGCAGATAGTAAAGTAGAATTATTATTATTAGGATAGGAGCAATGAATGGCAAGTAATTTTAGATATGCAAGTGTTTCAGATTTAACAAAGTATTTTAATAGAGTTAGTGATTTTGATTCTAAAGTACAAATATTTCCAACTCTAACATCAGGTAATCTTCATTTATTTAGAGATAGTGGATATGTATCACAATTATTTGTTAATGGTGAAGAATTAGCAGCAGCACAATCAACATCAGGAGCAGTTGATAGTAATGGTGAATGGTTTTATGCAAGTGCAACTAATCAAGTAGAATATTATAATAGTAACTATTCTTCTACTACCATAAATGAACAATCATTTGAAGCAGGTGTTGATTTTACTGCATTTTTAGAACAAACACTAACAGATGCTAGTTTAGAATTACACAATTATTTAGATATGCGATATTCTACACCTTTAGAAAAAGCAAAACAAATAGATACAGATACAGCAACAGTATCAGTTGCAGAAGAATATGATCCAATTATAATTAAAGCTACTTGTTATATAGCAACTGCTAATTTAATAAGAGCAAAAGAAGGTACATCAGAAGAAGCTGATTATTTTTATAGTTTAGTTACCAATGAAGAAAGAACAGGTTTAATAGATAAGTTAAATGATGGTATATATAAACTGTCTTCTGAAGTTGATGATAAAGATAAGAATGGTAAGATTAAATATAGAAATGTATCAGGTACTATGGATATTGTAGAACTATCAGGAACATATCACGGTGAAGGTTATGATTTATTAAAAGTAGAAATAGAAGCTACTGGTGCTTATGGTACTGGAACATTTAAAGTACATTATTTATCTAATGA